TTAGAAGTATTCAAAATACTATTATTTCTAAATCGCAATCAGGTAAAAAATTATCACGACAAATAGATGGTCAAAGATTTGCTTTCACTGCGAAAATAATCACAGGAAAAAGATCAGATGTTTATGGAGAGCTTATGGCTTTTATAATGAAACAAAGATCACAAAAAGAAAATTTTACAATTATTCCACCAGAGTTAGAAGATGCTAGAGGTGTAGAAACAGGAACTTTAGCAGTTGTAGGAAGTCATACTGCTGGAGATACAACGATTGCAATAGATGGATTTGCTTCAGATACAGCAAACAGATTACGTAAGGGTGATTACATAAAATTTAATGGTCATACAAAAATATATATGGTTGTTGAAGATGTAACAAGTTCATCAGGAGCGGCAACAGTAACTATAGAACCACCTTTATTAACAACACTTGCAGATGATGAAGCTGTTTCATACGATAATATTCCTTTTACTGTTCATTTAACGAATGATATTCAAGAGTTTGGAGTAGTTGGAGCTTCTAGTACAGGGGAACTTTTATATGAGTTTGAATTAGATGTTGAAGAAACTCTCTAATGGTAAAATATTTAATAAGACATTGGTTAAATGCAGATTTTATAGCAGAGAAAGTAGTTGATGAAAATGAAATTAATATTGAAACAAATGATTTAGGTAAAAACAAAAGTCCAGATGGTACTTTTAGTTATGTTATGATACAAGGTAATGAAAAAGTAAATAGAACAACATACGAAATTTATGACGAGAGCATTAACAACAGCAGTAAAGAACGAACTAGCAACAAATGAAATTCGACCAATTCATCTTATCACTATTGGCTTCGCTACTCCTGTTAACATTACTGATAATTCTTTCTCAATAACTTCTTCAGTATCAGGTAGTTCTGTTAATTATATCGCTAGTGATTTTATTTTAGGATTATCAAGTTTTTCTGAAGAAACTGATGTTAATTTATCGCCTATAACTTTAAGTCTTTCTGGTGCTGATCAAACTTTTATATCTACTGTTTTAAATGAAAATGTTATTAATGATGATGTAAAAATTTTTAGAGGTTTTTTACAAGATACAAATGTTTTATTTTCAGATCCTTTCTTACTTTATAATGGACAAATAGATAATTTTAGTGTTCAAGAAACTGATACAGAATCAACAGTAAATTTAGATATAGTTTCTCATTGGGCAGACTTTGAAAAAAAATCTGGTAGAAAAACTAACAACACTTCTCAACAAAGATTCTTTAGCACAGATGTAGGTATGGATTTTAGTTCACAAACAGTACAAGATATTAAATGGGGTAGAGCTTAGTGATAAAAAAATTTTTTAAAAGTATTGTTAAAATTGTAAAAGCTCCCATAAAAATTATTTCAAAAATAGTTACTAAAGCAATTTCATGGTTAATACCAACACCAGATATTCCTGATTTCGGAGTAGGTGAATTAGATGATTTTGAACAAGGTATTTTACTTAACAAACAGTCAAGTGATGCTTCAATACCAGTAGTATATGGTGAAAGATTGCTTGGCGGTGTCAGAATTTTTTTAGAAACTAGCGGTACAGATAACGAGTTTTTATATATGGCATTAGTATTATGTGAGGGAGAAATAAACTCTATAGAGGAAATAAGAATAGATGATAAAGTTGTTACTTTTAGTGGTGCATTAACAGATAATACGCAAAGAACAGTAGCAACATCTGATTCAAATTTTTACAAAGACGCAGTTAGTTATATTACTGTAGAACCACATCTAGGAAGCGATGGTCAAAGTTCATCAAGTTTATTATCTCAATTATCAAGTTGGGGTAGTAATCATAAATTATCAGGAATAGCATACTTAGCACTAAAATTTAAATGGAATCAGGATATGTTTGGTTCAATACCAAAAGTACAGGCTAGAGTAAAAGGAAAAAAAATAGTCACTTTAGATGCTAGTTTGAATGAATCTTCTGCAACTTATTCTACTAATCCAGCTTTTTGTATTTTAGATTATTTAAGAAACGAAAGATACGGTAAAGGCATAGCAACAGCAGATATTGATTTACAAAGTTTTAGAGATGCTTCTCAAGTTTGCATAACACAAGTTACACCATTTTCTGGTGGATCAGATATTAATCTTTTTGACACAAATGCTGTATTAGATACATCGAGAAAAGTGATTGAAAATCTAAGACAACTTATAAAAGGTTGTAGAGGTTTTTTACCTTATTCATCTGGAAAATATAAATTAGTAATTGAAACAACAGGAACAGCTTCTATTACATTAACAGAAGATGATATTATTGGTGGTTATACGTTATCTAGTCCATCAAAAAGTGAAAGATATAATCGTGTAATAATATCTTATATTGAACCATCTCGTAATTATCAAGTCAACGAAGTTCAATTTCCTGAGATTGATGATAGTGGTTATGCAACAGCAGATAAACACGCAACAATGAAAACTGAAGATGGCGGTTTTCTTTTAGAGGGTCGCTTTGATTTCAAAACTATAACCAATGCATTTCAGGCAATAGAGATGGCTGAAATTATTTTACGACGTTCTAGAGAATCTTTACAGTTAAGTATAAATGTTAGTTTCGATGCTTATGATTTAGTTATTGGTGATATTGTTAACATTACTCACAGCTCGATTGGATTTACATCTAAACCTTTTAGAGTGATGTCTTTAACCTTTAATGAAGATTATACTATAGGTTTAGATTTAGTTGAATATCAAGGATCGCATTATACGTTTGCTTTAAAATCACAACAAACAACAACACCAACAACTAATCTACCTAACCCATTTGTTATACAGCCACCAGCTTCATTAACACTAACAGATGAGATGATTGAATATTCTGATGGTACAGTTATTACAAGATTAAATATTTTAGTAGGTGCTTCTCCAGATTCTTTTGTTTCTAATTACCAAGTTGAAGCGAAAAAAACAACAGAGTCAGATTTTAAAATTATTTCTACAGGCTCACAACTAAACCATGAAATGTTAAATGTTGTAGATGATATTGAATATACCGTTAGAGTAAAGGCAATAAATAGTTTTGGTGTTTCATCAAGTTTTATTTCTTCTACTCGTAAAATTATTGGAGCAACAGATACACCATCAGATGTTTCAGATTTTAATATTTCAATGACAGGATCAAATCAAATGTCTTTAAATTGGACTCCTGTTTCAGATTTAGATATTGAATTTTATGAAATAAGATATTCTATTGGATCTGGTTCAACAGCTTGGTTCAATACTTCTCCATTAGTACAAGTGCCAAGAAGAAAATCTAATAGTGTTGTAGTTAATGCTTTAAAACCACCATTTAATTTATATATAAAAGCTGTAGATAAACTTGGCAATGAATCAGCAGAACCAGCAATAATAACTTCAAGTGTTGTTGCTTTACAATCTTTTGAGGACATATCTACAATTACTGAAGAAACTGCTTTTTCTGGAACTTTCACTAATACTTTTAAGATACGATAACATTATTTGATGCACGTTCTGGTAATTTCGATGATGCTGATTCAAGCGGTTTTTTATTTGATACAGGCGGTTTAGCAAATAATATTTCTAGTTCTGGGAATTATATTTTTGCTAATAGTTTTTCTTTAGATGCAATTTATGATGCTACGTTTCAAGTAGAGTTAACTATGGAATCTGATGACCCTTATGATTTGTTTGATTCAGGTCGTGGAGCATCGGTCTTTGACGATGCTAAAGCACCATTTGATGGTAATGCACCAACAAATAATGATGCTATAATACAAATAGGAGCAGACGACAGTTCATTAGCAAATATTTCAACATTCACAACAGTAGCACAACAGGGAACATTTAAAGGTAGATTTTTTAAATTTAGAACTGTATTATCTTCTGCAAATAATAATGCTAGACCTTTTGTTACAGGATTAAAAGCTAGACTAGTTTTAGAAAAAAGAACAGAAACAGGAGATGATATATCTTCTGGTACAGGAACAAAATCAGTAACTTTTACAAATGGTTTTTTTCAAATACCAAATATTACTGTTACTGGACAGGACCTCTCTTCTGGAGATTTTTTCGTTATAAGCAATAAATCCAAAACAGGCTTTGACATTGTATTTAAAAATAGTAGTAATAGTATTATTAACAAAATTTTTGATTTCCAAGCTAGAGGTGTAGGCTTGAAAAATTAATCAAAAAGGAGTATAAAAACTTATGTCACAAGTATCAGATGTTTCTCTTGCAAATCAGGCGTTCGGAAGTTTCCGTTCTGAACTCAATTCAATCTTAGGTGCATTGAATACTGCACATATAGGAAGTTCTGTTCCAGCTTCAGTAGCAACAGGAACTATTTGGGTAGATAATGGAACATCTGGAAAATTGAAAGTTAAAATAAATGATGGTTCTGACAATGTAGAATTATTTGAGATTGACATATCTTCAAATGCAATAACAAGTAATATGTCAGTTACAGGAACAATAACAGAAGCAGATCCAAATGCTTTAC